GGCACGATCCGCGACAACATCTTGCCGCTGCCATACAAAGAGCCAAGCCAGACTCTGTACACACTGTTGCAAAACATTGTTGACGAAGGCCGTCGCTTCGCCGCTACCGCTGACATGAAGGTGTCTGACATGAGCGCCAACGCGCCTGTCGGTACAACACTCGCATTGCTTGAGCGTCAGTTGAAAGTCATGACGGCTGTTCAGGCTCGCGTGCACTTCGCATTGAAGCAAGAGTTGGGTCTGCTCAAGAACATCATCCGTGATTACTCTGACACCGACTATTTGTACGAGCCAGAAGGTACAGCAGGCCCCCGCGCCAAGCAGTCTGACTATGAACACGTCGATGTGATTCCTGTGTCTGACCCCAACGCCGCGACGATGAGTCAACGTGTTGTTCAGTACCAAGCTGTGATCCAGATGGCGCAGATGGCACCTGACATCTATGACTTGCCACAACTGCACCGCCGCATGTTGGAAGTGCTCGGCATCAAGAACGCAGACAAGTTGGTTCCGTTGGAAGAAGACCAGAAGCCCACTGATCCTGTGTCCGAGAACCAAAACGTGCTCAAGGGCAAACCACTCAAAGCGTTCATGTACCAAGATCATCAGTCGCATATCCAAGTGCACATGATGATGTTGCAAGACCCGCTCATCCAACAATTCATTGGCCAAAATCCACGTGCTCCGGCTATTCAAGCCGCGCTTACCGCTCACGTGGCGGAACACGTTGGCTACATGATGCGTCAGAAGATCGAGCAGCAACTCGGTATGCCACTGCCACCCGAAGACGAGAAGTTGCCACCAAACGTGGAGATTGCTCTGTCGGGCATGATGGCGCAGGCAGCACAACAAGTGCTCATGCAAGATCAGGCCAAGGCCGCACAACAGCAAGCTCAGCAGCAAGCACAAGACCCTGTGGTTCAGATGCAGATGCAAGAGTTGCAACTCAAGTCAAAAGAACTCGAACTCAAAGCACAGAAGATCAGTTTGGATGCCGCCTCTGCCGCAGACAAGCAAGCTTTGGAAGAGCAAAAGGTCACAGGTCAGTTGGAGTTGGATTCGATGCGTGTTGGCGCTCAGATCAGGGAAAGTCAGTTCAAGCAACAGTTTGAACAGGAACGCGCTGGTTTGGAACTTGGGATCGACATTGCAAAGAGTAAAGCGCAAGCTGACTTGCAAGCACGCACTGCAGCACTGCAGCGCACACCCCCAAACCAACCAACGGAAGAACCAACTAAATGATCCAAGAATTCGCACGCGTATTGCGCGACAAAATACGCACTGACATGAACAACTACGCCGACGACTTGGCTGGTGGTGGATGTCGAACATTCGAGGAATATCAAAAACTCTGCGGGGTGATTCAGGGTCTAGCCCTAGCAGAGCGTTACTTACTAGACCTTGCACAGAAAGTCGAAGATGCAAACAACTGATTCAGGTTTAATCCTGCCTCCCGGTATTTCGTTGCCGCCCCATATTCAGCCAATGGATAAACCAGAAGCCGAAGATGACAACGAGACAAAAGCAGGCGCACTGCCATCCCCAACAGGTTGGAAGTTGCTCTGTGTCGTGCCTGAAGTCGAACAAAAGATTGCAGGTACATCACTGGATCTCGTGAGAGATACCGCTTCTATGCGTCAAGAAGAGCACGCCACCACGGTGCTGTTTGTATTGCGCGTAGGCCCCGATGCGTATAAAGACACCGCCAAGTTTCCTAACGGAGCATGGTGTAAAGAAGGCGACTTCGTCTTGGTACGTACGTATTCCGGTACCAGATTTAAGATATTTGGTAAGGAATTCCGTCTCATCAACGACGATCAAGTTGATGCAGTAGTGTTAGACCCACGCGGCTTGACCCGCGCATAAGGAAAATCATGGCAACAAGAGACGAATTTAAGTTTCCCGACGAAATTGATGAACCAACGTCAAAAAAAGACGACGAAAGTGGTGAAATTGAGATTGAAATCGTCGATGACACACCCCCCGAAGACAGAGGCCGCAAGCCTTTGGATCGTGATGTCGAAGATCCCTCGGATGACGAGCTGGATACGTACACTGATGGCGTTAAAAAGCGCATCAAAGAGCTGACGCACGCCCGTCATGACGAGCGACGCGCCAAAGAAGCCCTTGCACGTGAGAAACAAGAGCTGGAGCGCATTGCCCAGCACATCATGGAAGAGAACAAGCGTCTCAAACAGCACGTAAGCACGGGTGAACAGACATACGCTGAAACAATCAAGGCAGCAACACATGCTGAGCTTGAAAATGCCAAGCGTAAGTACAAAGAAGCATACGAAGCAGGCGATTCTGACGCTCTGTTGGAGGCACAAGAAGCCCTGACAGATGCGAAGATGCGTGTAGAAGCTGCAAAAAACTTTAGACCTACCCCTTTACAACAGGAAGATTCTGAGGTACAACAGCGCATATCTCCTCCACCCCGGCCCGAGATCGACGATAAAACCTTGCGCTGGCAAGCAAAAAACCAGTGGTTCGGTCAGCCCGGGTATGAAGAATTAACCAGCTTTTCTCTAGGGCTGCATCAAAAACTAGTGAACTCGGGGGTTGACCCTCGCTCTGATGAATACTTCGAGCGCATTGATGCTCGCATGAAATCGACTTTCCCAGAGGTATTTGGAAAAGACGAAAAGCCTAAATCGGTTGATGGCTCTAAGAAACCTGCAACAGTAGTTGCTTCCGCGACACGTTCGTCCGGGGCAAGAAAAGTTGAAATGTCGCCAACGCAAGTCGCCTTGGCTAAAAAATTTGGATTGACCCCACAGCAATACGCTGTTGAATTGGCAAAATTGGAGAAACAAAATGGCTGAAACTATTGACCGCATTGCACGTGATTTAAAAACACGCGAAAAATCTGCTCGTGCCGTATACGTACCGCCGACAAACTTGCCTGATCCTACGCCTGAACCGGGCTTCGTGTATCGCTGGGTAGCGACTCACGTTCTGGGACAAGCGGAAGTAACTAACGTATCGCGCAAAATGCGTGAAGGTTGGGTACCGGTGAAGGCAGAAGACCATCCGGAATTGATGATGGTTGGAAATGCTCAGACTGGGAACGTTGAAATTGGTGGCCTCATGCTTTGCAAAATGGCCGCTGAGAAAGCTAAAGCCCGAGATGAGTACTATGACCAGCAAGCTCAAAACCAGATGGATTCAGTTGACAATAACTTTATGCGTCAAAATGATCCACGCATGCCGTTGTTTGCCGAACGCAAGTCGTCAACAACACGTGGTGGATTTGGTTCTGGTTCTAAATAAACTTAGGAGTCCTTAAATGGCATCTACTGCTTCTCCCTACGGCCTTCGCGCCGTAAACGAGTTGGGCGGTCTACCATACGCTGGTAGCACCCGTTCATTCTTGATCGACCCAGCGGGTTACAACACGAACATTTTCAATGGTTCGATCGTTGCAATCAACACGTCTGGTTACATCAACATCGTCACCACAAATGGCGATAACAGCACACCATTCCCAGCAGGCACAATCGGCGTTTTCGTCGGCTGCTCCTTTGTGAATGCCCAAGGTCAAACAATGTACTCGCAGTACTACCCAGCCAACACAGCTTCTGTGAACGGCTCGCCCATTACTGCTTACGTTATTGATGACGACCGCGCTGTGTTCCAAGTGCAAGCTGCCGGTACAATGGCACAAACCACTTTGGGCATGAACGTGTTCTTGAACGCTGTTCAGAGCACTTCTACAGGTTCAACAACCACTGGCAACTCCAATACGGCTGTTAGCACTTCTGCTGCTGCCACATCTGGCTATGCCTTCCGCGTTGTCGGTTTTGCTGACGTTCCCGGATTCTCAACTGTGGGCGACGCCTACACTGACATCTTGGTCAAGTTCAATCCCGGCGCACATTCATACAGCAACGCCACCGGCGTAGCATAAGGAGTAACTAACCATGGCAATTTCACGCGCACAACTACTTAAAGAGTTGCTCCCCGGTCTGAACGCATTGTTCGGTATGGAATACGCTCGCTACGGCGAAGAGCACAAAGAAATCTACGAAACAGAGAAATCTGAGCGTAGCTTCGAAGAAGAGACAAAGCTTGCTGGCTTTGGTTCTG